ATTTTAGAAACAACATCCCTTGAAGTACCCGATTGTCCTGCCATTCTCGAGCCTAAGGCCGAGAAGGTTGAGAAGACAGATTGCTGTGGAGCACCTGTCGACAAGAAGGCACGGAAGGTGTGCATCGTCGTTCCTGGGGAGGAACGCAAACAAGCATCGTCTGCTATTAAGGCCGGCGGCGATGTGGCTATGTTAGGCCAGGACCATAAACGCATGTTCTCACAGCGGTCCAGTGGGAATCTTCTCGAGACCGTACGCGAATCAACTTTGGATTCGCAGATACGCGATCTTGAAGAGTTGCTTGACTCTGCCCGTCGGGACTATGTTCCTGACCGTAGTGGGGTCATTATTGTGGGCGCTCCGCCCGGTTCGGGGAAATCACACTTTGTTCGCGCTGAAGACAACGAACAGATTGTTGATGGTGACCGGTTTGTCACATTTCCCCCAAATATCCTTGAAATGCACCACAAGGAACTCAAAACGCTCATGGTAGAGCACACGCGCCAACTCCTGCGTGACGAGAGAACACAAGGCAAAATTGTGCTATTCGCCACCAGATACGCGCACTACCTGTGCAAACCATCTTCAGGAGAAGTAGACATCCTGAAGAAATACCCTCGAGATGAGGGTCAAGGGACCATATTGGGACCTACTGCTGTAACTTGGCATGTGGGCAAGCCCAAGAAGGCCCAAGTGGTCGAATCGTACGATTCTGATCCACTCTCCTACTTCAATCGCGCATTAGACTATCTGTGGCATGAAGTTCAAAGGAAAAAGACCTCTGTGGAAGTTCGTTCAACAGATAAGAAACCGGCATCGGTCAGTGCCGTCAAGTCTCCCACGAGAGCTGCTAAGAACAGCCTCCTGGTGGAGCAGTCACTCCTGCGTACCAAGCAGGAGGAACAAGGCAAACTAGATGCCTTGAAGGAATTAGCCCTCGAAGATTGGGAAATCGAGGCAGATAGTGTACCTCCACCAGAGCCCCCTAAGGAACCTTGGGACATGGAGGAAGTGCCAACGACCCGCCCGGCGTACACCTATCTAAATGAAAATAGGTGGAATTTTCTTCCACCCAAATTCTATTCCCCCCTAGGACTTTCCATAGGCCTCCTAGGGCTACATCCATCCTTGGAGTCAGCCACAGTGTTGCTGTTTGTGCTGTTTGTCTATGTCCTATTTCATGTGCTCTTCATTCGTAAGACCAGATACAACATGATCCTGGACGACATATCCAAGGCTATCCCAGAGGGAGACAACCACGACGCACACAAGTCTAGGGACGCTGTGCATCACCCGTTCTTCGCCCGCATGCACATCGAGTCACGAGATGAAGCCTACTTCAGGTTTGCCTCTGACAGGCGATTCACCAAATTGCGGGTGTTCCCAGGTAGAAGAACACACACCCCTCCGGAAGGCTCACGAGTGTCGATGAGCCTGATGGCTCTTGCTCAGTCAGGAGCAAACACGGTCCAAAAACACGAATACATGCTGAAAGGAATAGAAGCCACCACCAGGAGAGTTTCAACAGTCAAGATTCCTTTTCAAATGTCTCTGCAAGACAGCATCTATGCAAATTCATGCATTGGTGCGCAATTCGTTGCAGCACATTTCAAACAGCAGTGTCCGGAAGTTTTTCTGTGAGGCGCACTGTGATCAGTCACACGGTGTGCTACGGTCATGTGGTTGGAGATGATCATGGACAGTGCGGTCTGCCTACAGACCTACCTGTCAAAGATGTGTTTAAGATGAGACTAGGCCAAGTTTTGTCACATACACGTAAACCTATGATGGCCACAAATGGAATGCATATCGCAGGAGCAGCTCCCATTTGTACTGATTTAAATGCTCCCGAGAACTTTGCCGCTGCTGCATGTAAGCGTATAGCCTCCGAGACAATCACTCCGGATAAAGCTACTATGCTACGGTTCAAAGAATTTGTCGCTGAATGGCTCAGCAATAATTTGGAACCGTTGTGTCCTACCACTGACGTTTCATTTGAAAAATGGATCGAGAACACAAACTACAGCAGAGGCAGGAAGGACGACCTGATTAAACTATGGGAAGAACATACCCAGACCCACCTCGATCCCGAGGTCACCGTGGTTAAAGCGTTCTTGAAAGAAGAAACGTACTCAACGTGGAAATATTCAAGGACAATCATGGCTAGAAGCGATTTGTTTAAATGCTTCTTGGGTCCGTACATCAAGGCAATAGAAAGTGAGGTGTATAAACTACCTTACTTTATCAAGCATGTACCTGAGCCGCTGAGACCAGATTACATCACAGAACTATTGCACGAAGATGGCGCTAGTTATTCAGTTACGGACCATACGTCCTTCGAAGCAGCATTTGTACCCGAGATAATGGAGGCCGCAGAATTCCAGCTCTACAGTTATATGACTTCTCAATTGGAGGGAGGTAATAAGGAACTGAGAGAAATGTGTGGAGTTCTCAAACAGGTCAACGTTATTCAATCAAAGCTTGGCTCTATGCGCACTACCGGGCGCATGTCAGGTGAGATGTGTACTTCTCTTGGCAACGGATTTGCCAATTTGATGTGTATGCTCTTTACTTGTAAAGAGAAGGGTGCAATTGATTTGAAAGGTGTGGTGGAGGGAGACGACGGCTTATTCAAGTTTCGTGGTACATCTCCCGAAGTAAGCGACTTCGCTAAGATAGGATTCAGAGTCAAACTGGAAGTTTATGACAACCTATCGGACGCCAGTTTCTGTGGAATGATCTTTGCCCCCGAAGATAAGATCGTAGTTACAGACGGAATCGAAGTTGCCTGCAAGCTTGGATGGTGCGGAAAACAATACGTAATGGCTTCGAAGAGAACCAGAGAAACATTGTTAAGGTCCAAAGCACTGTCCTATAACCACCAATACTGTAATTGCCCTATAATCGGCGCGCTTTCGCGTGCTGCCATCCGATGTACGGAGCATTTACACCCAAATGCAGTCAAGCGATTAAGAGACAAAGAAAGGATGAATTTGTACGAACGCGAGCTGCTGCAACTGCAAGAAACGTGTAAGGTAGAACGCATAGAAATACCCTACACGACACGCTTATTGTACGACGAGCACTATGGTGTGAGCCCTGCCGATCAGGAAGCTCTAGAGGCCTACTTTGACGGTTTAAGTCAAGTTCAGGTACTCGACCATCCATTGCTACACCGATATGTTGTACCAGAATACCGTGATTTCTTTTCGCAGTATGTCGTCGTGGATTGTCCACACGAATTTGGGTCCCCACCTATTCCTGATGAACGCGGACTGAAAGACATTGAGCACGTCTTGAAGAATGCTGTGTTTGACCCATCCGTCCCATAGAGTTGCATGGAATTCTATGAGAGCAAACACACTAATTGACGCGATGAAAATCCTTGACTATATAGCTTAGTATGATGATCCAACTTCTGTCGTATGACAGATGATATAAGTTTGACGAAGTACTTGACTGAAGTCTCCGAAAACACAGACAACGAACACTAATGATGTTATCTCATCAAGTCCGAACTGACTATAACGACCTCTACCCTACCTCC